CTGGACCCGCGCAAAGTTCATGATTGTGGACGCTGCGGACTATGACCGCATCCGTGCGATGCTCCCGGCAGAAGCTCTCATGCTTCCCGCTCGCAATCCAGCGACAGCGGTTTCCACGGCTGGCGGTCCACGCCCAACCCCTGCCCCTGCTCCGAGCGGCAGCACTCCGCAGGGTCCTCTTGTGCAAGGGACCGTGACAGTCACTGTGGGAGGCGGCAGCACATGCGCTGATTGCCATACGGGTTCGATGGCTGAGATTCACAAGGAAGTGATGAAGCCGAAGAAAGACGACAAGTAGAGCCCAGTCTGCGAATTACCGCAAACCACGGAGCCCGCAAGGCTCCTTCCTTTTACCCGCCTATTTTCTCCGTTATGCTTCGCACAAATAAAATTTCAAAAGGGGCCGGTATGCGCTGGAGAGCGATTGCCAGCTATGAAAAGCCGGGAGTGCGAGCGCTTTTTGCGGACGCCGTCACGGGCTACGTTTTTGCGGGTGAGGGGCAGGAGTTCGAGAACGAGATTGTCATAGTGGACGATGACGAGTCTGTCAGAGAGCCCACCCACTGGATGCCCTGGCCGCAGGCTCCAAAGCCCTATGTTGAACGTGTCCAACACGGCGGAAGGGCGCGGTATGAGTGAGAGCAGGCGCAGCATTCATGTTGGTCGTGACCAACACCGGGGGCATTCATGACATTTAAAAACCTCGCGGCGGAATGCTACTTTTGCGGGTCAACTGACATTCACCTGATTCCCTATCGCAACGAAAGCATCCTGAACAGGCTCGCCAGCAGCATGGAAATCACCGGCAAGCCTCGCTGTGGGCTGTGCGGTAGCGGGCTGATTATCTGGAATCAGGTGGGTATGATCATCGACGTATCAGACCTTGGGCCACCGGATGAGGATGAAGAGGACGATGGTGTTGGTCATGACCAACATCGTTGAAGTTCTTCCGGTCAAAGATCCGCGCACGCGCACGTTCATTGCCAATTCCCGGACATTTGTACTCTATTCGCTGGGCCAGCAGGGGTGGAAGCTCGTGGAGGACTTCACGCCCTTTCAGGGCTTTTGCGTGCGGTGCATCGACTGGGGAAGCAAGGACCCTGTGCAGGTAATCGAGGACTATTTGCAGGTGGAAGCGAGCAAGGAAAAGAACACGCCGCCTCGATGACTGATATGAGCTCATACCGTCAATTTGACTATTGAGAGCTGCACGTCTCACATTTTCGCGGGAAAAAAGTGAGATGAACTGCCCGAAAGTTGGGCACCTAAATTTCCATCAAAAGGGTTTGACAATGGATCTGGCCGAACTTTTCAAAAAACTGGAGCTGCACCGGCAGGGGCTCCGCGATCTCACGATAGAAGACAATCTGGCGATTGAAGAGCTGGTGCGGTCGGGGCTGATGCTTTATGGTTTCATCCGCGCAAAATCCGCAGGCAAGAATATGCCATGTGAGCGCTGGGAGCGTGCGGCTGATGTTGGTCGCGTCCAACATGAACTCGAAAAAGCGGAGCTGAATCTTGAAAAAGAAGCTGTATGACCAGAATCTGCGGGACGCCATGAAGGAGATTCGTGCGGTACTGAAGCGCAGAAACATCGGCGGCTATGTGATGCTGAACAGTGAAACCCATTCCGAGTACGCGATGATGCTGGATATCCCCAGTTGGTCGTGCATCACGCTTGAAGATGACGGTCAGGGTGTGGCGGTACGGATCAAGGCAACGCCATCGAAGCACCCGGAAGACAAAAAGCGGCTGGATGCGACGATTAACATGCTATGCCATCTTGATGACCTTATGCACAACGGGCAGCAGCACATGGAGCAGCTGATTACGCTCCTTCGTCAGAAGTTCACCATCATTCACGAGACGGGGAAGAACATGCCCCCTGACAGCGTGCCGCCGTTAAGTGAGATGTGAATGTTGGTCGTGACCAACATCGAGCAGTGGGAGGTGCGGTTTATGGTTTGCGTGGAAGAGTGGGTGGTGTGGGCTGTGGCATTGGCTCCCTTGCTTGGGACGCTCCTGGCCTGCTCGATTATTGATGGATGGTGGGAGAGGGGATCGTGAGAACTCCGAGCCGGGTTTATCTTTACACTGTGCTGGCTGCGCTCAAGGACTACGAAGAAAGAGTGCGTCCAGGGATCAGCGAGTCTCATGTTGTCCTTCTTCCGGGGATGCCCATTCCCCCGAGCCTGAACAATGCCTATGCGAACGCCACCGGGAAGGGTCGGGTTCTGACCACCGATGCCCTGCGCTGGCAGTATGAATGCAACGAGTGGGCAATGGACAATATTCCGGCTCTCTGTGCGGTGCGCGATCTTGCCGGATACAGCCGGCCCATGACCCTGGAGGCGGACTTTCACTTCCCGAGAAGTGCGGTATATACGAAGGCGGGAGAGCCAAAAGCCCTGGACCCGCCCAACTTCGGCAAGCTCCTGATTGACCATATCGCTGTATATGCTCAGGTCAACGACACCATTTTTTTTAGAACCGTCTTCGATAAGCACGTAGCAGCGTCTGGTGCCAGCGAAAGGCGGTGGGTTGATGTCAGGGTCATGCTGAGGGATTCGGTCACATGACATTCTGCAAGAGCAAGGCGTATTCCAGCAGCTTTCCGTTTGAAACCTTGCAGTGAAGGCTGACAAGTTCCGGCACGGATTGGGCGCCGAAGGCTTTAAGAATCCTGGCGCGGCGCATTTCAATGGTGCGAAGGCTTACGTTCAATTCAGATGCAATAACCTTGTTGGCCGTGCCGTTAATCATGAATAGGAAGACTTTTTTTTCTCCGAAGTTCAGCATTTGCATGGCTCGCTGGTAACGGCGGAAGCTGTTCCTGTCGCCTGCTCTCATTTCCATTTCTGCGGCGGCCAGCTCGATCTTCTCCAGAAGGCTTGATGCGGTGAAAGGTTTTTCGAGTACATCAAAGGCTCCGCATTTGACTGCTTCGGCACCTGTCTGAAGTCCTCCAAAGGATGTCGTGATGATGACAACATGAAAGGGATTCTCAAACAGAATCGACTCCATGGCGTCCATGCCGCTATCCGCTCCGATGCGAAGATCAACCAGATAAATCGCGTCTTCGGCACAGTTGCATTGCTTGCGGAAGGTTTCAAGGGAGTGGAAAGTTTCGATAGTATAGCAACCCTTCTGCTTAAGAGTGTCAGAAATGCTTAGCGAGAGGAGAGGGTCGTCTTCTATCAGTTTTATTTTTACCTGGCTTGAGAGTGGGTTCATGGTCTGCCCTTTTAGTTGGTAGGAAGCTGGGTACATTACCGATAACACAAGATCAATTTTGAGTAAAAAAAGCTTCCCAAACGGTTGCAAAATTGATGCGAACGATAACAAAACATGCAGTTTGCGGTAACGCGCCCAGTAATAACAAGCATGACAATTGTGGTAAGGTATGGTTATAACAGGAGCTATCCAAATTTAAGAATTCTTTACTTAGAAGGCGAGCTAATCCATGGCCGACACCGACCATTATGCGCTTTTGACAGAGATGCAGAAAAACTTCGTGGAATACTTCCTCGGCTGCCTTAACGCCACTGAAGCCGCTGCAAAGGCTGGCTACTCTGCCAAAAGTGCTCGGGCTAAAGGTAGCCAATTGTTAGCAAACGTAAACGTCGCAGCAGTCATAAAGCAGCGGCGCAAGGAAAAGCTCTCTGAAATCTCGCTGGAGCAGAATCGGGTTATAGAGGAAGTGGCCGCCATTGCCTTCGCAAACTTCTTCGATGTCGCGGTTGTCGGCGACGATGGGGAGCTTACCTATCGAAAGCCCGAGGACATCCTTCCCCACGCGCATAAAGCCATTAAAAAAATCGTGCCGATAAGTCGGACGACCACCACAAATCAGGGTGAGACGGTCGTCAAGTCCATTCAGATCGAGCTATGGGACAAGATGAGGGCGCTCGAATTCCTCGGACGATACTTCGGCATGACTGACGGGAAAGGTGGAGACAATGAAAGCGGAGGCAATTCAGGAGATTCAGAAGCTCGCGCCCAGCGAATTCTTGATGCTGCTCGACGAATTGCAGGAGGCCGTCAGCAGTCTGCAGCGGCAGGGTAAGGAGAAAAGCCGTGAATATAGGGAAGCTGAGCGGGAATGGCTCGACGCTGTACACTACCGTTGTGCTACGGATCTTGAGCTGTTTTCACGGATCTATTTTCCGCATTACTGCAGCCTGGAATTTAATGAGATTCATTACGACCGCTTCAGGTCCCATGCTTACGGCAAGAGAGGCATTAGAAGAGCGCTTGCTGCGCCTCGTGGTTATGCAAAATCAACTTTCAGCGTACTCATTGAGCCAATCCATGACCTATGTTATGGACTTGAGGACTTCATCGTATTCCTTAGTAATACCGAGCCGCAAGCGATTGCGAAGATTAAGGATGTACGAACGGAACTGCTCACGAACGATCTTCTCATTGCTGATTATCGTATTCATTTCCCAACTAAGAAACCGGCTCAAACATCATTCATTGTGTACAGTGGCGATCATGATGTCATGTTTTCGGCGTATGGCGCGGGCGCGGAGCTTCGCGGCGTTCGCTACCTTCATCACCGGCCTACGAAGATCGTTATGGATGACTACGAACACAGCGACAAATCCGCAAAGGATGACCTTCGTGAGAAGGAGCGCGATAAATATTTCCAGGTGGTTAGTAACCTCGGAAGCCCTAAAACCAACATTGAATACGTTGGAACGGTTCTGCATCCAGACGCATTATTACCCCGACTCCTTAAAAATCCGGCTTACTCTGGACGCACGTACAAGGCGGTTATCGAATGGGCGCATAATCAAGAGCTGTGGGACCAGTGGAGAACCATCTACAGGGAGATAGACAACGAGCGCCGTGGCGATGACGCTGACGCATTCTTTGAAGAGCACAAGGAGGCGATGCTAAAGGGCGCCCAGGTGCTCTGGCCCGAGAAGGAGCCCTATTATTACCTCATGAAGGAGATGGAGGAAAAAGGCCGCCGTAACTTCATGAAGGAAAAGCAGAATGAACCCATAGGCAGCGATGACCAGATATTTGACCAGCTGCATTACTTCCGTGAGACGAAGGAAGGGCTTAAAATCGAATCCACGGGCATCATCATTCCATGGGCTGAGCTGAAGTTCTCCGCATACGGCGTGATTGACCCGGCCACCGGGCAGACGAAGGCCAAGGTGGGAAAGAAGGGCGACTATACCTCGATTGTCTGGGGCTTCAAGTGCAACAAGGGCAGAGTCTTTGTGTACGGGGATTGGACCAAGCGCGAAGCACCCAGCAGGTGGATGTCCGCAATTTTCGATATTCAGGAGACTCTTGCAGAGGGCTTTGTGAAGTTCGGCGTGGAGACAAACCTTTACCGGGACCTTCTTCTGCCCAACCTTATCGAAGAGCGTAAGCGCCGCGAGCGGGAAAGCAAGGCTCTGGTCAAGATTCCGTTCTATGACATCGTGCAAACCGAAAACAAAGAGAAGAGGATTTACCAGCTCGAACCGAAGGTGACACACGGCTGGATACTCTTCAATCGCACCATATCCGAGGACGCCATGCAGCAGCTCGCATCCTTTCCGCTCGGGGATCACGATGACTTCCCCGATGCGGTCGAGATGCTGTGGGGCTTGTGTAATAACCGTTATGCAGCGTCAGCCGTCAGCAAAAACGTATTCAACAGGTAAGGGGAGCAAGGATGCTACGCGGAAAAACAAGAGGCGAAGTGAAGGCGGAAGGCAAGCTGGGTTATATAGCTGGCGGAAGATCAGAAGGCCCGCCAGCCATTGGGAAGACTCAGCCAAAGACCAGACTTTGCCGCAACAAGCAGCTGGAACTCTTCAACAAGTACCTGGACGACACTGCATACGATCACCTGCGGGACTGGTGGGATGGTCTTAAGGACGAGACGCCCGTCAGAAAAAGAAAACCCTTCCTGCGTGTTCCCCTTCCAAAGCTTCTGGCGTCCAGGGTTTCCGCAAGGCTGACGGGCTCAGAGGTATTTCCTGAAATCAGTATCGAGGATGATCCTGAATCGGAATATTACTTTAAGCTGGTTCAGCGGACATCCCTTGTGCAGGCCGCCATGGTATCGGCTTCCAAGAGCCTGACAGTCAATGGCTCCGTCTTCGTCCGCTTTTTTGTTGTCGGCAACAAGTTCATGGTTGAGCATTACAACTCAAATTACTGTTACCCCGAATTCGATGCAGCCGGCGAACTCGCGGCGGTGCGTGTTCAATACGTATTTACTGACAATAGCGACCTTGACGCCTACGGCAAGCCAAAGCGGAAATGGTTCCGGGCTGAGTTTGGATCAGTCGTTGACGTGCTTTTTGACAACCCCGAGTATGACCAGGATTCAGAGCCGCTTTTTCAGGTCGTGCAGCAAATAGAGCACGGGCTTGGCTTTGTCCAGGGCGAGTGGTTCAAGACGGGCAACCTTCCAAACACCGATGACGGCCCAAGCATCATGGAGGACATGATTCCTTTCCTTGATGCGATGAACTACAGCCTCTCCCTTTCGCAGGAGTCCACCGACTACAACACCGCGCCCCAGCTCGGAATCAAGGGCATGGACGAGGATGAGATTGATACGCTTATCCGCTCCAACGCCAAAGCCTGGGCCATGGGCCGCGAGGGTGACGCCCGCTTTATTGAGTCAAACCTTGGCGGCGTGGAAACCAGCATAAACCTGAGAGACAAGAACCGGCAGGTCATCCAGGACGTAACCCGCGTCATTCTTCTCGATCCTGAGAAGATCGCCGGCAGCGCCCAGAGCGGAAAAGCCATGGAGATCCTGCACGGCCCGATGGTGGAGCTTATCAATGAACTCAGGCCGCAGTTTGGGCTCCACCTGAAAAGCCTGATCATGAAAATGGCCATAGCCAACCTCATCGCGCTCAGGATGTCGGGTGTGGCTCCTGTGATGGTTCCGCCCGGATGGGTGCCCATGACGCCTGACTTCACGCTCGAATGGCCCCCGGTCTTTCCTCTGACCACGGCGGACCTGCAGCAGGAAGTCAGCCTTGTGTCCTCTGCCGTGAGCGGCAACCTTATCTCGCGCAGGACAGGCGTCAAACGCCTTGCCAAGTATTTCGGTGTGGAGGACATCGAGGCAGAGCTGAATGAAATTGTGAATCAGCCGCAACTCTCATCGCCATTTGGGATGTTCTGATGAAAACTCTTGAAAAGCCTCTAAGTCCGGCAGACCCAAAAACCTATCGCATTCGATGCACAAACCGCGCATGCAAGGCCCTGATGGAAGTCGCTGAGGAAGAGCTTAACCTTCGCTCCGACGCCAAGCATGGGCGTGACTACTGGTTTTTATGTCCGCATTGCGGAAAGCAGGTAGTCACGTCAGCCGAGGTGCTGCCATCCAAACAGTGGCACCGGGCGGACGTGAGTCCGGCCTATGAATAATGTCATGAGGGCCAAAAAGGGCTGGGCTCATGCCAAGGTTCGCTGGCCCTGCTGCTGGTATCAATCCATCATCGTCTTCGAGCGAAAGCTTTACGCCGTGGCCTGCCCAAGCTGTGGCGCCTGGGTCAGGCCAGAGGAATTTGTGATTGTTGGCATAAGGTACAAGCGGGGTGAGATATGAGCGATTTTTTCGAGGATGTTGACGGCCTTGGCGTCTCGGAGCTTCATATCAAGCGCCTCATGCGTCTGGAGGAAGACGAAGCCGAAAAGGTCATCGAGGTCTATCGGCGGGTGAGGACTACACTCAGGCGCCGGCTGGTCGCCTGGGTGAACAATGGCGAGGACCGTTTTACGGCCCAGCGTCTTCGCGGCGTTCTCATGCAGGTGGAGGAAGCCCTGTCCGCCCTGGAGCGGGGATTTCTTCAAAGCATGCTCGGCTCGACTCGTGACAGCTCACTCTTTGCCGTGGAGAATCTCAAAGAGGAAATCCAGGTTTATGAAGAGCACTTCCGGGGCGCGGTCCTTCCGATCAATCTTGATGCGCTGACGTTTGCCAACGAGCAGGCAAATTTTCTGATCGAGCAGTACGAGGTCAGCATCAAGCGATGGAAAGGGGTTGTGGGTAACCGAATCCAGGCGAGCCTGCAGGACGGGATAGCCATGGAGCAGACGCCGCAGGAGATGATTACGGGCCTCATGAAGAACTGGACCGACCAGGAATGGGAGCTGCGAAGGATAGTCAGGACCGAGCTTCACAGCGTCTACAACAAGTCCAAGATTCGGAGCATGGACGAAGTTTCAAGGCGTCAGGTGCCCGACCTTATGAAGGCGCTTCTGCATCCCATGGACAGCCGCACGGCTGAGGACTCCATGGAACTTGCCGAGCTGAACCCTATCCTTCCCATTAACGAACCCTTCCGCTACACCTACCGGCCCAGCGGATCGCGCAAGAGCTACCCGCGCGAATTCATGGCCCCGCCAGACCGCCCGAACGATCGTGCTATACTTATCCCATACCGGCGCGCTTGGGATGATGGCCAGGACAACCTCTTTCCGAACATCGCCGCCCAGATATGAACAAAGCCCGCTTCACTCATAAGGTGCAGCGGGCTTTAACATTTCTTACGATATGCGACTCACCAACAAAATACCTATCCCAAACTTGCGTCGATACATACGGCAATCCGTAGAACTGCGCACGTAGATACGGCGTGAATTGTGTTGATAATATGGCCTCAACATACACTAGACAGAAACGAGTGGACGATTAACAAAGCATGACGCTTTGAGTCCGGTGCGCGACCATCCTGGCCAGATGCAAGGTGGAGAGCGCATTTCGCTGTTTCTGTTCTTTTTTGGCCAGATGCCAAGAGAGGGCAAGTCCTATGCAAATCGAAGGTCAGCAAAACCAAACCCCGTCAAGCAACGCGCACCTTACAAACCCTTCCAATCAAAACCCAGGTGGTGGAAATGGAGGCGGCGCAGGTGATGCCGATGATGATTCGTGGTTCTCCGATCCAACCAAGGTCAAGGATTACGTTTATAAGCTGCGGAATGAAAACAAGACACGTCGCAAGGAACACCAGGACCTTACGACCAAGCTTAATCAGCTTCAAACCCAGCACCAAAGCGTAATGCAAAGACTTCAGCAGGTATTCGGTCAGGGTGATGGCTCGCCTGATGATTTGAGCAAGCTCCCGCCTGAGCAGCAAATTGAAGTCCTGCACCAAAGTATCGCTCAGCGTGACGAAGCCCTTGCAGAACGCGAGGCAGAAATTGAATTTCTGAACGTCTCCGCAAGCCTCGGCATTGTTGAAAAACGCGATCGCAAATACTTCAAGTTTCTGGTCAGTGAATTCATGGAGGATAAAGAGGAAGGCTACGAAATGTCTGATGAAGATCTATCGGCGATTGCCGAGCAGGTCAAGCAGTCGCAGCCTCGTTCCTCTGGAAACCCTTCCGCTACAAGTTTTGCAAATCGCATTGCGCCGCCAGACAGTCAGTCCAATGGTCAAGTTACGCTCGAAGAATTCAAGAACATGGGAACTCTGGCGAAGAGCCAACTATATGGCCAGAATCCCGAACTTTATAACGCGCTCATGAAGCAGAGCCTTGGGCGCTCATAACTAGGAGTCCTTTCGCATGGTCGCAACTGCCGCAGCAGATTTTGTCTTTGCCCCCAAAGTGTGGGCTGACCACGTTTCCGCTTACTTCCGTAAAAAGCTGGTGTTTGGCGCATTCGCCACCCAGGACAACACCCTGACCCAGGCCCCAGGCACCACGATCAACTTCCCGTACTTCACTGCAATTTCTGCAGCGGAAGAGCCCACGGAAACTGGCGACCTCACTGTCAGCAATCTTGGTGATAACGCTTTCAGCGCCACGGTGAAGGAAATCGGAAAAGCGGTAGGTTTCACAGATAAGTCACTGCGCACGTCCGCAGCCTCGAAGGACCGCATTTTCTCCGAAGCCCAGCAGCAAATCGGGCGCGTTCATGCTGAAAAAATCGACGCCGATTTGGTTACTGAGCTGAATACCACTAACAACTATACCCAGGCATACACCGCCACCGATGCCACCGGCCTTTGCACAGTGTCCACACTGTTCCAGGCGCGTATGCTCGGTTTTGGTGATCGCTCGAACGAAGCCGCTGTGATCTTCCTTCACTCGCTGCACTACCTCAGCATG